GGGCTGCGAGGAAATCCGCAGGGCCGTGCGGCTCGCGATCGAGCGCAACGTCTCGCCTGACAACGAAATCTGGTACGGCGCCCCCACCTTCAAGCAGGCCAAGCGGGTGATGTGGGCCCGCCTCAAACGCAACATTCCCGAGTCGTGGATCGACACGCGGGTCAACAACACCGAGTGCATCATTCCGCTCAAGAGCGGGCACGTGATCCGCCTGGTCGGGCTCGACGATCCCGACAGCCTGCGCGGCTCCGGCCTGTGGTTTTTCATCGGCGACGAGTGGGACGACGCCAAGCCGGTGGTGTGGACCGAGGCTATTAGGCCGATGCTCTCCACCGCCGCCGGCCACGCCCTGTTTATCGGCACGCCCAAGGGCTTCGGCCAGCTCTACGAGGGCTACAAGGACGGGCAGCCCGGCGCGCTCGACGACGAGGGCAAGCCGATCCCCGACACCCGGTCGTGGAAGTACAACACGCTGGAAGGCGGCAACGTGCCGCAAGACGAGGTCGATGCCGCGCGCCGCACGCTCGATGCCCGCACCTTCCGGCAGGAGTACGAGGCCAGCTTCGAGACCTATTCGGGCCGGGTCTACTACGAGTTCAACCGCGCCGAATGCGTCAAGAGCGACATCGAGTTGCGGAGCGACATGCCGATACACGTCGGCATGGACTTCAACATCAACCCGATGACGGCCTCGATCTGGCAGGAGCACATCGTCGTCAACCAGGTCATCAGCCACCAGGTCGACGAGATCGTGATCCCGACGTCCAACACCCACGAGATGGGGCGGGAGATCGCCGAGCGCTTTGGCCGCAAGGGGTTCAACCCCGATCAGCCCGAGCTCAAGCATATCACCATCTACCCCGATCCGGCCGGCGCCAGTCGTTCCACGTCGGCGCAGGGCGAAACCGATCTGTCGATCCTGCGCAAGATGGGGTTTCCGGTCTACGCCATGTCGTCGCATCCGCTGATCCGCGACCGAATTAATTTGGTCAACAGCCGAATCAAGACCAGCGACGGCAAGCGGCATATGTTCTGGGCGCCAAAGTGCCGGCACTCGATCGAGGCGATGGAAAAGCACACGTACCGGGAAGGCACATCGGAGCCGGAAAAGGGCGAGTGGGACCACATCAACGACACCACCGGCTACTATGTCTACACGCGGTTTGCGCACCAGAAGGCCCACGGGCGCAAGCTGGTGCCGCACATGGCAAGGTGACCCAGCATGTTCGACACTCTCAAGAAGCTCGTGCCGCACGACCGGGACTTCCCGCTGCGGGCGCACGTGATCGAGTGGCGTGAGGAATTCCGTACCTCTGCGATCTACGACCGGCTTAAGCACGAGTTCCACGCCGAGAAGCAGGAGAGCGGCGAGTACGTGCCGCTGTCGCAGCGCAAGCCGTCGGTGAGCTACGGGCTGCCGATGATCATCGTCAACGACACCACCTCGCTGCTGTTCAGCGAGGGCCACTTCCCGGCGGTGGAGTGCGGCATGGTAGGTGCGGCCGACGAAGCCATGGGCGCCAACCCCGAGCCCAGCCTGAGCGAGCCGGTCGAGAACATGTTCGCCGACCTGGTGAAGGAGACGAAGCTGCGGGTGATCATGCTCGATGGGGCCGTGCGCGGCTCGGTCGGGTCGATCTGCTTCTGGCTTCGGGTGCTCAAGGGCCGCATCTTCATCAAGCCGCTGTCTACCCGGTTCCTTACCCCAGAGTGGGACGAGGAGGAGCCCGACAAGCTCGTCAAGGTGGTTGAGAAGTACAAGGTCAAGGGCAAGGCGCTGCGGGATCGCGGCTACCCCATCGACGAGAAGGACGACAAGCGCGATTTCTGGTTTCAGCGCGAGTGGAACCGGCTGGCTGAGGTCTGGTATCTGCCCTGGCCGGTGCAGCAGATCAAGGCCGAGCAGGACGCCAAGCTCTACCCCGATCCGCTGACCGTCGACACCGACAAGACCAAGCAGCACAACCTCGGGTTCGTGCCGATGGAGTGGGTCAAGAACCTGCCCGGCGGCGACGACATCGACGGGGTGTGCACGTTCGAGGCCGCGCTCAAGAACTCGATCGAGATCGACTACCAGCTGAGCCAGGCCGGGCGCGGCTTGAAGTATTCCTCTGACCCCACGCTGCACATCAAGGATCCGGCCTACGCCGAGTTTGCCGGCGGGCAGTCGATCATCAGGAGCGCCGACAACGCCCTGGTGACCAGCAAGGACGGGGACGTGCGCATTCTTGAAATCTCGGGCACCGCGGCCGCGGCCGTGGTGTCCTACGTCTCGTTCCTGCGGGAGTTGTCGCTGGAGCTGTGCGGCGGCAACCGGTCAAGCCCCGAGAAGTTGTCGGGCGCACAGTCGGGCCGGGCCATGGAGCTGATGAACCAGGCGTTGATCTGGCTCGCCGACAAGCTGCGCACCAGCTACGGCGAGGGCGCGCTGATGGGCTTGCTCAAGATGGTGCTTGCCGCGAATCAGGCGATGGACCTCGTCATCGGCGGGCAGCGCTACAACAAGGGCACGCTGCCCAATCCGGAGACGGCCAAGCTCACTCTCAAGTGGCCGCCCTGGTATCAGCCGACCGCGGCCGATCATCAGGCCCAGGCCACCTCGATCAAGACCTACCGGGATGCGTCCGTGCTGTCGCGCGAGACGGCGATCCGGCACATCCAGCACGACTTCGACATCGAGGACCCGATGGCCGAGATCGAGCGCATCGATGAGGATGCGGACGCCGATGCTGAGCGGCAGATCGAGCTCACCAAGGCCACGCAGCCACCGCAACCGCAGCAACCAGCCGGTCCCAAGGCCGTCAAGGAAGCCGCGTAAAAGTTCCCGGCGCCGGAGCATGCTCTAGCGCCGCCAAAACCGCCGCCGCGCGGGGTAGCTCCCCGGGCATCAGTGCGGCGTCAGCCTTCCTAGGAGGCTGGACTACCGAGCCCGCCGGCATCCTCGCGTTGATCGCTTGGGTGCCGGCGGGCGCTTTCATTTGTGCGCGGGCGCCCAACAGGTTGCGCTGCGCGCTTCACATCAGATCGCAAAGGGGAAATCGTCATGCCGAAAGCATGGGAGAAGCTGTTGGAGATCGTGCGGGAGGCCGAGGGCGTGGGCAGCGGCACCGGCGAGGTGAAGCCCAAGGGTAACGGTCGCGCCGAGGCCGAGGATGACGATGAGGACGAGGACGATATGCCCGTCGTCGGCACGTGGAAGGAGAAGGCCGACGCGTGGGAGCGCTACGGCAAGGGCGAGCGCAAGCGCTCGGCCCGCTACCGCACCCGCGCCAAGGACGCCGAGTCGGCGCTGGCGTCTCAGGTGGCGGCCAAGGACGCGGAGATCACCGCGCTCAAGAAGGCGCGTGACGATGCCGTCGATGCGGCCCGCACCGAGACTAAGGCGCTCGGCGACAAGGCCGTCGGCGAGGCCAAGACCGCGGCCGAAAAGCGCATCATCAGCATTGAGACGAAGTACGCGCTGAAGGAGGCCGGCTGCACCGACATCGCAGCGGCCTTGAAATTGGTCGACGGATCAGCTATCAAGATGACCGAGGCGGGTGAGCCCGAGGGCGTTGCCGAGTCGGTCGCCAAGCTCAAGACAGCCTCCCCGTACCTGTTCTCGGTTGCGTCGAGCACCACGTCCACCACCAAGACTGCGCCCGATCCGAAAACCACCGAAGCCAAGAAGGTGGCGGACATGAGCGCCGAGGAATACGCGGCTGCACGTGCCAAGCTGACCAAGACGCCGACCATCCGCCGCTAACGGCGGGTCACATACTCTGCGAGCCATCGAGCGCTGACCGCTAGGGCCGCCCACCACGAGAGGGCCCCCTATGCCGATCAGCAACTTTCCCACCGCGCTGCAGCCCGCCATCCAAGAAGGCTTTCTCGAGCGGGAGTTCAAGGAAGGCCTCGAGTCGACGACGGTCTACCGCTCCGTTGCCGACCCTGAGATTTTCCCTGCAGCCGTGGGCGAGACGGTCACCAAGACCCGCAAGGGCCTCAAGGCTCCGGTTACCGCTGCGCTCAGCCCGGCATCGAACACCAACCTCGACAACGGGTTGACGCCGGCCTCGTGGACGATCGAGCAGTACACGCTCGGCGTCAACATGTACGGCGACACCATCGATCTCAACATGGTGACGACCCGGGTCGGCATCGAGGGCCAGTTCCTGCACAACGCCCGCACCAACGCGGTCCAGGCCGGGCAGTCGATCGACCGCTTTGCCCGCGGCGCGCTGCTCAACAGCTACATGGCCGGCCATACCCGCGTTACGGCCACGCTGGGCTCGCCCAACGTGACGATCGCCGTCGATGACATTCGCGGCTTCCAGCAGATCATCCTCAACGGCAAGCTGGTTGACGTCGCCGATGCCACCGGCAAGCGGCTCACCGTTTACGTCAACGGCACGGCGTATACCTGCATCGCCGCGACTGCGGACGGCACCAACGTGTCGTCGGTGCTGGCGATGGGCGGTATCTCCGGCACGCTGACCATGACGGCCACCGTGTCGACGGCCAACGGCACCACCAACAACCCCGTCACCAGCTACTATGCCCCGTCGGTGCTGCGGCCCAACGGGCGCTCCACCACCAAGAAGTTGGTTGCCACCGACCTGTTCTCGATGGGGCTGTGCCTCGACGCGGTGACCCGGCTGCGCAAGAATGGCGTGCCGACCATCGGCGGGCTCTATAATTGCTACATCGACGACGACTCGCAGCGGCAGTTGTTCTCCGATCCCGACTTCAAGCTGCTGTTCCAGGGGCGGGATGCGGCCAGCGAGTTCCGCACCGCGCGGGTGATCCAGCTGCTGTCGCTGCGGTTCCTGCCGACCACGGAAGCGGTGCAGCAAGAGTTGGTGAACGAGGCCGCGGCCACCATCAACGTGCATCGCCCGCTGGTGGTGGGCGCCGGCGCGCTGGTCGAGGGCATCTACGAGGACACGGCCTACACCGACCTGGTCGCCAACCCGAACTCGATCGTCAGCGTCTCGGGCGGCGTGGCCATGGTTACTCGGCCGCCGCTCGATCGCCTCGGGCAGATCATCGCTCAGTCCTGGTACTACATCGGCGGGTTCGTGTGCCCGACCGACATTACCGCGACCGAGACGATCATCCCCACGGCAGCCAAGTCGCTGCACAAGCGGGCGGTGCTGATCGAGCACGCATGATGGCGCGGGTTGGCAAGATCAAGTCTGATGCGCAGGTGGCGGCAGCTTCGGCCCGGCCGCCACCGCCACCGGACATGGGGCCTGGGGTGCCGTTTACCCCAGCCGAGGCGCTGGCGCCTGATCTTGCTGCCCTGCCAGCTGCGCCCGAGTTGCCTAGTAAGCCGGTGGTGGTGATGGCGCAGGCCGATTTCATGATCAACCACCGCGGC